CGGGTGAAAACCCAGAATCCGCGGCTACCAGTGTTGGTTTAAGCCGTGAGAGCAGTGCTATGCACTACTTCCGCAACTTAGTTGCGTGCGTGCGCTAAGCGCACGAGTACCACATCCGGATGACGTGGTACTGCATCCAATACTTCGATAGGTCTATCGAAGTAGTCTTCCTCATTCGGGAAGCCATCCGTGAACTCAGTGTAGTCCACGTGGAGCATAGCTCCAGGGTCGACCATGAAGTCGACGTCGCCTTCAAATGGCTTGTACCATGTGAAGACTCTGACTGACTCGATGTCAGTCAGCCGGCCCATCATATAGATAGCCGGATCGAACAATATGATGTTCGAGGTATGACCGTTCGCGGTCAACCACCTCTGCATTCGTATGCAGAGTTTCTTGTCGCGCGTGACGACAAGGATAAACCGTGGGTAAGTCCCACGGTTACGCAACTGCATCATTATGTAGTTGTCGGACTCAATGTATAAATTGAGTCTTGCCATCACCCACTCTGGTAATGGCCGCATGTTCCGGATCGAGTCCAGAACATCGGGAAGACCCTGGTCTTCCAAGGTGAGGTTGTCCCTCACCCACTGGGAAAACAATTCCCCAGATCGTATTTGGGCAGTCGGCCCAAAACGCCAACCCAATTGCATTGGGTTGTGGAGACCTAAGGCCTCCAAGTCTACGAAATAGTCGTAGCTATCCTGGAAAACAAATCCAGGATTCTTCCAGGCTTCCAAGAAGTCCGGGAAGTTGACATACGGATCTTCCGTGTGTCCAGCCGAATAGCTTCTCTCAAGTGAGAACGTCGGCTCTGGCGGGTCCAAACCCGCCAGAAGCGCCCTGTAATAGGCCGCTTTAGCGAGCTTAAAGAAAGCCCGCTCCGGTGTACAGATGTTGTCCACCTTTAGGGACCGCAGCAGAAGCAGCCCCTCCTCTGTGTTAGGTTTAATCACAGAGTCTGCAGGTAAAAGTTCCCGCAGCCCCTCCATTTTTGGAAGGTAAAGATGGTGTTTGTGCACCACCTTGTCCGTGCGGTCAGACCGCACGTACCTATGTCCGGTCGTACCGGACATGAGGGAGGCCATTCTGTACATGACCTCTCTGGCGTTACGGGATTTATCCGCAACGACCCTCGCCAGGAAACCTGGCGAGTGGGGCATTGCCCCGTCGCCCCCAATCTCTATGGGGACGTACGGACTGATACAGTCCGGCTCCTGCGGCACGAGTATGTGCTGCAGGAGGGACGCGCGAGTAAAATACTTGCGCGCCTTTGGGTTAACATTGTCAACCCAACGCGACTCCTTCCCTAGGAGCGCGAACCTACCCGAGTTACTCATGGAGTAGGCATCTACCTCAGAAATCTGAGGTAGCAGGAGCCTGAATCTTGGATAATCCAAGTACGACAGCTCCTCACCACGCCTCATTTGGACGTGGTTGGAGGACGATGCCCTTTGTGGCACGAGCGTCCCCTCCTCGCAATAGAATGCGAGGTGACACGATATGTACGTGTCCTCTTCAGACACTTTGAAAATGGTCTGAAGATTGTCGATCTGTGTCGACAATTGATGAGTTGATGCACTGAGTGCGATCTCATCATCGCCCACAAGACTGTACACTTGTAGGCGGCTCATGCGGCAAATTGCATCATGAGCGATGGTGAGGATGACCTTTGTCATCATATCACCCATCATCCAGCCTCTTTGTCTGGATACCAACTGGTAATTACCAGTCTGGTCGGGGACGAAAAAGAATCGTCTCCCGTTGTACAGGGTCTTACCCAGTACAGCCAGTGCGCGGGGAAATCCCTCGTGCACCGATGACAGTTTTATCAAAAACTGCCATATCTGACTGCTGACAGTCAGATTTCCGAAGTCTGTTGCTTCAGAAAGATCTGTGCTCAGTGCATAGATCGTAGCACCTTCTGGGAGGTGCTGCCACTCCGCTGATTGCGGATTGAGGACTTTTTGAACGAATCGCCACAGGTGGCGATCTGCTTTAAGCCCTGACTTTACATGTTTGTGTTGTAAAGTCGCCTGGTACATGTGTGCCAGGACGCCCATTATCACTTGATAGGCGTAAGGCGCGACAGTTATTGTACGCGCCTTCGAGGGTTCGACCACTGCGTGAACCCTCACGCACCTCACGTATGTGGGGTGGTGCAGGACTGTCTGGACAGCCCAGCTCAGGACATCATTGGGTGTCCTGACCGGCCGGGGCTTTATTGCCGTCGGCTCGAGCGTTTCCATATTATAAGTGAAACGCAGCACACGCTTCTTGGCAAGCGTGTCGCGGAGGAAAGCTGTCTTTCCCCCCTTGCCCCGAGATGACTCGAGGCAAGCGGTTGTGCCCACGGACACAACCGCGTTAACACCCATGGTGTTAACGGCCATCCTGGTAGCGTCCAGGAGGTACGGTTCAGGAATTCTTACCTTCTCTGAAGGCTCCTGAACCGTTCTCTTGAATTTTTCAAGAGAATTGCGGATCATCACATGATCCGCCATGCCCGTCGCCCTGGTTTGGCACCAGGTTAAGACGTAGCGTCCCAGCTCAGCTGGTGACTCGAACCCTACCTTTGAGCGGTAGAGGTCGTAATATGGCACCATGTGTGCCATAGGCCGATAGGAATCAATCCTACCGGTAAGGGCAAACGACTTTCGCATGCCCTTCTTCAGACTCTTGAAGTCTGATTGAAACTGCGCGTAGTTGTTCGCGCAGTTCTCTAACGCCCATCGCGTTAGACGATCAACCTGAGCTTCGCTCGGGTTGTCTGACGTACAATAGTACGCCAGGACTGCCGCAGTGGCAGTATGAAACCAGGATCGTACCTGGTTCAGCCTACCGGCATCAAGCCGGCGGCGAAGCCTTACTTTGAAGGCTTGAGAAACCTTTACATAAAGGTTTCGCAGCAACACTTGTTGCTGGTCTCTCGGACACAAGTCCGAGAGGAATGTCGGCGCGCTACGCGTGCCGAGAAACCTTTCTAAAAAGAAAGGTTGTATCCGACGTTCAAATACGTCGGCAACACTTCTGTTTTCACAGAAGTAATCCTCGAGTCTTTGCTCGAGCGTGGAGCTTGGCTCCACGAGGATTCTGGGCCCCACCCTGCCTATAGTAGGTAAAGGGGGTGCCCAGCGATACGTCATCA